GATGAGGCTCGTAATGCGGTTTTAGTGGTTACTGGGGCAAACAATGCGATACGAGACCTTATACCTCCTGTTGTAGAAAAGCTTTATACCATTGTTAATAACACTACAGGCGGTTACGCAATTCGAGTTATTGGGGCTTCTGGTACAGGCGTAAATATACCAAATGGCGTTACTACTCTTGTCTACTGTGATGGCACTAACTTTTATGCTGGAAACACAGGTACATCTGGAAACTTTATTGTAAATGGCACTTTAACAGCTACAACTGCTAATGCCACAACAGTAAACGCAACAACAGTAACTGCTACGACAGTAAACGCTACAAATGCTACATTTAGCGGTGCTATTTCTTCAGTATCCCCAGCTTTTACAGGAACCCCTACAGCGCCGACTGCGTCAGTTGGAACTAACACAACTCAGATAGCTACTACGGCTTTTGTTTTGGCTAACAGTACCCCTGTTGGTGGCGCAGGCGGGTTTGTTTCCGTTCAGTACTTTACAACTGCTGGGGCAATTACTTGGACTAGACCATCAGGAATAAAGAAAATATACGTGTATGTTATTGGCGGCGGTGGCGGTGGGCGTCAATCTGGTACAAAAGCTACTTGTGGGGGTGGCGGTGGTGGCTGCGCAATTAAACTAATAGACGTGACATCTATATCTTCAATTAGTGGAGCTGTTGGTTCAGGCGGTGCGGTTAATACTGCTGGCGGGACTTCAACTTTTGGCTTATTAATTGGCGGTGGCGGTGGTGTTGGTAATGAGAGTGGTGGCTACCCAGTTGGTGGTGTAGGTGGTAATGCGGCTGGTGGAGATTTAAATATTCCTGGTGAAACAGCTAGCGCTAACTCTTACTCCGCCGTTTCCGCTGGTACTCCTGGTGGCAAACCAGCATTTTTTGGTCAAGCTGGTCCAGGTGGTGGATACAGCGGTTCTCAAGGCGATGGCTTATACGGCGGTGGCGGTGGCGGCAATGGTTACAGCAGCAGCGCTGGTGCTGGCGGTAGCGGGATTATTGTTGTTTACGAATACAGCTAAGGAAAAATAATGATTAAAGAAATTGCAGACGAACTAGTAGGCTCTGAATTTAAACCACGCCACACTATTGAGATCTATTGCCCTAACTGTGGATACGATGTTTCCGAGGCTGAACTAGCTGCCAAAATGTGCAGTGATTGCGGTCACAGCCTTGAAGAACCTGAGCAACACGTAGCCATTGTGGTTGCTAATTTATCTTCTGGCGGAGCAACATTTTGATATATGTCCGATCTATTAGGGCTGTCCGAAGGGGTAAAAGGGCTAAGTAGCGGTTTAGATTCTGCTCGTGAGGCGGGTAAGTCCGTTTCTAAGCAGATTGAAGGTATTCAAAAAGATGCAGTTGATGTAGCCCAGCAGCAAGCGCAAGAGCGCATACGGGCAAGACGGGAAGCAGAATTTAAGAAGGAACGAGCGCTGATTAGAGCGCTAGAGCAGTGGAAGCATAAGAAACAAATCTCCGATGAGGAGGCTGATTTAAAGATTAAGTTTGTAAAGCAGTATGGTGCTAAAGAATGGGATGCGTTGTTAAGGATTAAGTTAGATATTGAAAACATGGAACGTAAGGACAACGAAGAATTCCAGCATGATTTAAAGGCGGTAAGGCGAGTACAGTTTTATTGTTTTATGGCTGCATTGGTAGTAACTCTATGGCTAAAGTTTATTTTAGGGGCTTTTTAAATGTTTCCACTAGGCGCACTACTTGATATTGGCGGCAAAATACTAGACAAAGTATTTCCTGATCCAGCACAGGCTGAACAAGCCAAACTTAAACTGCTGGAGATGCAACAAAACGGTGAGCTGGCTAAGATTGCAGCAGATACTGCAGAGCAGCAAGAACTTACTAAACGGCATGAAGCCGACATGGCTAGTGATAGCTGGCTGTCTAAAAACATTCGCCCTATGACGCTTGTTTTTATTTTGGTTGTTTACACTAGTTTTGCTGGTCTATCTGCTGCCGATATTGAGGTAAACAACAACTATGTAGAACTGCTTGGTCAGTGGGGCATGCTCATTATGTCCTTTTACTTTGGTGGACGTACGCTAGAGAAGATTATGGATATGAAGAAAGGCAAAAATGAACCTAAGTGAACACTTCACCCTAGACGAATTGACCCACACAGACCATCGGCAGTTTGACAATACACCAAATGCCTCTGAAATGGCTAACCTTGTACGTTTGGCTGCGCTTCTTGAAGAAGTTAAAACAGCCATAGGTGGTAAGCCAGTCATGATTAATTCGGCGTTTCGTTGTAAAGAGGTAAATGATGCCGTAGGTTCTAAAGATACTAGTCAGCACCGTATTGGATGCGCTGCTGATCTTCGTGTACCAGGCATGACGCCAGATGAAGTCGTTAAGGCTGTTATTGCTTCCGGCATTGGTTACGACCAAATAATCCGTGAGTTTGACCGCTGGACACATATCTCAGTTCCTAACACAAAAGACATGACACCAAGACGGCAAGCCCTTATCATTGACAAATCAGGAACACGTCAATACGTCTAAGGGTAAACCCGTATGCCATTACAAAAACTTCAATTTAGACCAGGGCTTAACCGAGAAGGTACAGACTACTCCAACGAGGGTGGTTGGTACGATGCCGACAAGGTGCGCTTTCGTTCTGGCTTTCCTGAGAAAATTGGTGGTTGGAGCCGCATGGCTAATGCTCAGTTCTTGGGGTTGGCACGGGCGTTATGGAATTGGGTTACGTTAGCAGGATCTAATTATCTAGGTGTTGGTACAACTGTTAAGTACTATGTTGAGCAGGGTGGTACGTATAACGACATTACCCCCGTGGTAGTTACTTCAGCTAACGTGGCAAATGCTTTTGTAGCAACAAACGGCTCTAATGTAGTTACGGTTATTGATAGCACATATAACCCTTCCGTGGGAGATTACCTTACTATTTCTAGTGCGGCTAGTCTGGGTGGAAATATAACGGCTACAGTTTTAAACAATGAGTTTGCTGTTAATTCTCTAGTTAATTCAACTGCTTATACTATTATTGTCTCGGCTACTGCAAATGCTTCAGATACAGGCACAGGAGGTGCTGCCACCGACATTGCTTACCAACAGCCTATTGGTCTAAATACATACACTTTAGGTACTGGATGGGGCGCTGGGCCTTGGCCTGTTACAGGGGTAACAACCAACTTAACCAACCCATTTAAAACAACTACTGGAAGTAACGTAATTACAGTAACCCAAACAGCCCATGGTTTAACTAACGGCAAAGCAGTTATTTTTTCCAACGCTGCAAATACAGGCGGGGTTTCATCTGTTTTTTTAAATACATTGTTCTACCCCACAGTTGCCAACGCCAACGCATACACTATTACGGTTCAGGCTAATGCAACATCTAACGTAGCTGCAGGTGGTGGTAACGTCATTGCCTATACCCAAACTGGTACTCATGGTTGGGGTGATTCGTACCCTGCGTCTAATATTGGACAACAGTTGCGTCTTTGGACTAACGACAACTATGGGCAAGAATTATTTATTGCTCCTCGTGGCGGTTCTATTTTTTATTGGATTCCAGCTGGAAGTACTTACCCCAATTCAACTGCTGGGGGGTTACAAACCAGAGCACAGTTCCTTTCTGTTCAATCTACCGCTGCTGGGTATGACGGTACAAGAGTCCCAACCGCTACTTTACAAGTTTTATCCTCAGCAATTCAACGTTTTGTTATTTGCATGGGCGCTAACCCATACGACCCAAATACCGCAGCTACAACCTTTGACCCAATGCTGGTGCGTTGGTCTGACCAAGAAAACCCTTACGAATGGGTACCAGCAGTAACTAACCAGTCAGGTGAATTTAGGTTATCTAACGGCTCATTTATTATGGGCGCCCGTGCTACCCGCCAAGAGATCTTGGTATGGACGGATTCAGCTATTTACTCCATGCAATACCTAGGACCGCCATATGTCTGGGGCTTCCAAATCCTTATGGATAACATATCTGTTATGTCTCCAAATGCCATGATTACGATTAATAACGTAACGTATTGGATGGGTGTTGATAAGTTTTATATGTACTCAGGTCGTGTTGAGACCCTACCTTGCTCGCTCTGGCAGTACACCTTTGAGGATATTAACAAACAACAAGCCTTCCAAGTATTCTGTGGTGGCAACGAGAGCTACAACGAAGTATGGTGGTTCTACTGCTCACAGGAAAGTAATGTCATAAATAAGTACATTATTTATAACTACCTAGAGCGTACTTGGTACTATGGCACAATGGGACGCACGGCTTGGTTAGACTCTGGCTTACGTCAATACCCTATGGCTGCTGACTACAACAGCAGGATGCTATTCCACGAATCTGCAGTAGATGATGTATCGGGTACATCCCCTGTACCAATTAATGCCTATGTACAGTCTTCTGACTTTGATATTGGGGATGGACACAACTTTGGGTTTGTCTGGCGTATCCTACCTGACGTGAACTTTAATGGTTCAAACGTCAATAATCCTTACGTCACAATGAAGGTTAAGCCTCGTCAAAACTCTGGAACACCTTATGGTACGGCAGATAACCCAGAGGTAATTAGTGGAGATAACTTTTCTACTGCCCCTACATATAACGTCCAAGAGTTTACTGGTCAAGTCTATACCCGCCTACGTGGTCGCCAGCTTGCCTTTAGGATTGAGTCAGATTCGCTGGGTGTAGCATGGCAGTTAGGTAGCCCACGGATTGATATTAGGAATGACGGGCGTAGGTAATGGCAATTAACCCCCAGATTAAAACCCTAGACCTTAGACCGCCAAAAGCGCCTAACTTACCCATTGCGCCTGTAGATTATCGCCAGCAGTACCAAGATCAGTTATTAAATGCCCTACGCCTATACTTTAATCAGATAGATAACTTTTGCCAGCCATTTGCCTCTAATACGGGCGGAGCGTTTTTAAAGTTCCCAAATGGTGCATTTTCTCAAGACGGTTTTACGACCCTAACTAACGCCATACCAAACTCAAGTTCAACGGCGGCTATTGTTGTAGCCTCAACCGCTAACTTTGCATCCGCTGGTACGCTTCTGATTGGTAAAGAATTAATTAGTTATACAGGCAAAACTGCCACCTCATTTACAGGAATTAC